GTGGAAGTGACTGTTTTAGCAATAAATGCTATGAATAATTATTATCGTATTGCTGATCAAAGGAAGAAACATAACTTGAGTATAAAAGAAAAGATTGCTTCTAAAGACCCAACACTCTTTTTCATAACTGAAGTTTCACAAGATTGTGAAGTTGAAGAGTTTGATTTGCCAGAGTATAAAATCTTTGGATTACCAGCTAGCAGAGAAAAAACATTGGGAAGTGTAGTAGGGATTAAAATAGATACTCTCAAGGATGATTGTTCTTTTGAAGACTATAGTGCAAAATGGTTTATTCATCGTGGGGTGCAAGTTGATTTTGTCCTGAAAAATGATATGTTCTTAAGTGTTCTTGGAATATATCCTGCTAGTTTTGGTTCTAATTTTTGCCCTGAAATCTTTACTAGAATGATTGATTGGATTGATTCACAAGTAAAAAAAAGAACGAATTTTATCGTAGCTGGGGATATAAATTGTGATACAGATTCTAAGGGTGTAAATTTTCCTCAGTATGATTTCACACATCTAAAAATACTTGCTAATCAATATGATGCTTGGCTTGATGGAAATGCAATTAAAAAAGGAGAATCCACAACCAACCCGTCTCAAAAAACAAGAATTGATAGAATTTTTACCAATCTGACTATTAAATATATAGAACACTCTTGGAACGAATTTGAAAGTTTAAGTGATCATGCTGTGATTTTTTCTGAATTGCAACTCAAAGATGTAGCTGACAATTAGCTTATCAGATTTTTTTTGTTATTTTTTTGAAACTCAAATAAGACAAGCCGACTTTGAAAATAAAATTCCTATCAAAAGTACGCCACGCAACTTGAATACGACCAGAAAACTAATTATGATGCTTCATTATTAATAGAGCAACTATCTCCATTTTAATACCATTGAAATATCAACTATCTTCAATCAACATCAATGAACTTAAATTTCTAAAGAAAGCAACTTTCTTTCAAAGAGAGTTGCTTTTTTGCATTCTCAATTGTCTTTATTAGTGTAAAGAAAAAATGACCTTTGAAAATTGAATACAAAAATCTATCAGTACTTTCCATTTGCGGGGAGCATTTCCTAATTACGCCATGATGAGTAATCGGAGCGATAAATAATTCAGAAAAGAATTGTCGAATTAGAGCCATAATCTGCAAATGTAATAATGATACTTCCGTAACCAAATCGGCTCGCCATCACTGGGGAGAGGTGAAAATCCTATGTGCTTTTGACATGAGCAGCTGGTAGATGAATAAATTTTTTTATAATTTGTAACTTATGTTTTTTCGTGAGGCGCTGACATAGGAAAGAGAAGGCGATAGAATGAAAACAGCCACTCGGCAAGATATTATCAAGTTGGGATTTTCGCGGTATTACGCTGACAAGATCTTCAGGGAATGCAAAGCTCTTTTGGTCACTAATGGGTATTCTTTTTATCGAAATAGCAAGATTAAAAGGATACCCGTGAGTGTCATTGAAGAGGTCTTACACATTTCTTGGGAGGATGAATACTGATGAGAAGAGTTGCAAATGTGTACAAAGACGAGAAGAGAGGAACGTGGTATTTTTCATTAACTTTGGGTTATGATCGTTTCGGAAAGAGAATTCAACCCACTAGAAGAGGATTTAAATCGCAAAAAGAAGCAAAAGATGCGATGGAGGAATTGAAAAAGAATTATTCTGATTCTCAAGAAGTTTATTTACAAGGGATTACTTTTCGTGAGTTTTATAAGAAGTATTTTTTTCCGTGGTATAAACTTGGGACGGTTGAGAAAACCTATGTAAAAACCGATAAGACTTTAAAACGTGCTTTAGCTTATTTTGGAAAAATGCAAATGGAAAAAATTCGACCGATTCATATTCAAGAGTTTCAACAATTTCTTGTTCAAGAATGTTCTGTCACGAATAAAGAAGGAAAAATACGTCCGCTTTCGAACAATTATATTAAACAGATTTTTAATAAGTTACGGATTATTTTTAAGCGTGCGGTAGTTTTGGAAGTCATTGAGGAGAATCCGGTAGACACTATTGGGAAAATCAGAACCCAGCGATCGGTTGTGGCATTTTGGACTGTTGATGAATTTAAGAAAGTATACAATTGTTCATATCGATGTGATTTCCAAGAAGAATTTTATAAACGAATGATGCGCTTTTTATTCGTGACTGGACTAAGAAGTGAAGAACTTTTTGCGCTACAATGGCCAGATATTGATTTTCGCAAAGGAACTTGTAGTGTGAGTAAGTCACTTTATATTCGAACAAGAACGGATTATGATTTCTCAGATACTAAGAATACTTCAAGTATCCGAACGATTACTCTAGACAAGCAAACGATGGAAGACTTGAGGGAATGGAAAGAGTCTCAAAAAACAATTGGGGATGACTTGGGTTTTATTTTTACCTTTGATGGTTTACCGCCATCCCCAAAGACATTTTTAGGTCGAGTAAAAAAATTAGCTGAAGTAGCTGGTGTCAAACCGATTCACTTACATGGTTTACGACATTCTCATGTGGCATTTTTGATTGAACATAATAACAATATCTATGCTGTATCAAAGCGTTTGGGGCATTCTTCTGTTAAGACAACTTTAGATAAGTATGGGCATCTTTATCCCGATACCAATCAAACTTTAGCAGATGAGTTTACCAAATTTGAAGTGTAATTTTTTTTGCGATTTACTGCTGTCAAATTACTGTCACGAGCCGTTTTTAGCCGATTTTTGAATTTTCGATGTTGATATACCGGGTTTTATAAGCTAGTTGTCGGAATCGAAAATGGATGAGGACGAACCGAAGAAATAGCAAGGTTTGTTTGAAAACAGTGTAAAAAATAAACCATGTTTACATGGATTTGCCACCGGTTTGCCACCGGTGGTTTTTTTCGGTGGCAAAGTTCAAGAATTCTTTCTCAGATTCTCCATGATATCGACCGTTTCATTTCTCATCTTATCTGTCACATGCGAGTAAGTATCCATCGTAATTGAAATTCTGCTGTGCCCCAATCGTTCAGAGATTTCTTTCATTTTTGCGCCATTTTCGAGAAGAAGTGTAGCATGAGTATGTCTGAGAGAATGGAAGTTAAAAGAGAGGGAGAGTGCATTCGATATCCTTTTAGTATTCCATTTCACTACACTTGGCGTAACTAGCCCACCGTCTTCCTTTGTACATACTGCATTTGAATCAATGTAGAGCTTTCCATACTTCATTCGATTTTCTAATTGTTGTTTCTTATGTTTTTTCAGAATTGCTAGCAAGGTTTGTCCAATAAAAATCGTTCGATTGGAACTGCTTGTCTTTGGTGTACCATATATCCATGCGCCATCATTCTTTACCATTTGTTTCTCTACAGTAGTTGTTCCATTTGAAAAATCGACATTATCCCACGTCAGACCACAAACTTCGCCAACGCGCATTCCCGTATAAAATCCAATATTCAAAGGAATATAGAAAGGATGGCCTTCAGGAGTGATTTCTAGCATATGATCAAAGTCCTCAAGAGAAATGATTTTTAGATCTTTTTTAGTCGTTGGTCGTTCTTCGTATTTTGGTATCTTTACATACAGCATAGGATTTTGCTTGATTAACCCCCAAGGATAAACCGCCATATTCAGCGCATTCTTAAGGACAGAGTGAGTAATAGTCATTGTTTTCTTCGAGTAACCCTTTTTAAATTCAGCATTGATGAAATTTTGTAAAAGAGCAGGGGAGAGATCCGTAAGTTTTTTCTTTCCTAAATAACCATCTATATGATTTTTGATGGTAAATCGGTAGTTTTCATAGGTATTGTATTTTAGATTTAGTTTAACGTATTCCTCCATCCAAAAATCAAGGTATTGTTTTACTCGAGTATCCGTACCTAAAAAGTATTGTCCTGTTTCGTCAATATCTGATAAAACTTTTCGTAAAGCAGCTTCGGCCTCTGGTCGGGTGTCTCCGCCAACTTTCTCCACTTTTTTTCTTGAGCCATCATCATTAATATCTTCAAAATAATAATACCAACGTTTTCCACGTTTTCTCACACCGCCACGCATAAAATCAGTCCTTTCATATTGCTATGTCATTAGTACGATAGTTAAATTCTTTTGGTACATATAGAGAGGGAATAGATGTAAAATCCGTATTTTCAATAGAAGTATACGAACTTATGTTCTTTTGCGTTTAAAAAGAAAAGCCCGAAGGCTGATCTTAAACTATTACAATGCAACTAATTAGGGACGAGCGTATTGATTCCCTCGAGGGGCACGACTATACCCAGCATTATCAGCATCTATTTGAGTCATGTATTGATAATTATTTGGATTTGTAACACGAGAATAGTACTTTCCACTATCTGAACGAGCGAAAACCATACCATTTGCAGCGATAGACCACTGGCCATCAACAGTGTATGAATTATTTTGTTGTTCAGCTTGACGTTGAGCTTCAGTAGCTTGCTGTTCTTGAGCCTGACGCTGAGCTTCAGCAGCTTGTTGCTTTTGTCGTTCTGCTTCAGCTGCCTCATTAGATTTTATAGTTGAATCAACATTGACTAAGCGATTTAATAATTCTTGGTTTCCACCAGGTATAGATTGAATAGCTGATAATGCTGCATTGTAGTTATCTCTAGTTGGATTAGCTTCAGCTTGTTCCAGAATGGTTTTAGCTGTTGAAGTTTTTTGATTAATTTCTTCTTGGCGTTTTTTCTCAGCTTCTTTAGCTTTTTGTTCTTCTTGGCGTTTTTTCTCAGCTTCTTTAGCTTTTTGTTCTTCTTGGCGTTTTTTCTCAGCTTCTTTAGCTTTTTGTTCTTCTTGGTGCTTTTTTTCAGCCTCTTCTTTAGCTTTTTGTTCTTCGGCCTTTTTCTTTTTAGCTAATTCTTTAGCCTTTTTTTCATCTTTTTCTCGGCTTTCAGAAGAGACAGATACACTAGAAGATGAAGATTTAGCGTCTTTGTGTACATCTGCTTGTCCAGTTGTTGGTGGAGCAAGAGCCCCTCCGATTACCATAACTATAAAAGCTACTAGAATTCCAATACTAATCTTTTTCTTTGAACGTTTCTTCTTGGAGAAAAAAGAATATACTAAAAAACATACTCCAAATAGAAAACCAAAGAACCCAACTAAAATTAAAAACGTACTCATTTATTCCTCCTTGTTGAATATATCACTGGGTAAATCAAGTATTTACTCCCACTTGAAGGCAGGTAGTGATAGTCGCCCTTAATAAAGCCTTAACAAAAAGAAAGCCGGAAGGCCAACCTTTTTTAATTAGTAGGGATAGTTTTTTCAAAACTTCCATTATCCATAAAATCTTTCATGATAATAGGAGAACCTGGATAAATAATTTCTACACCAACAACTGCATCAACAGTAGCATCAGGCTTAACATCTGTATCGCCCATCTTTACAAGATCTGGTTTGTAGTCTTGAGGGAACAAGCCATTTGCTCCATTCAATGGTTCTTCAGTTTTATCTGTTTCCTGTATAGGTTTGATTGATGTAGCGAATGCCATCCAAGGACTTTGAGCTTTGTCAGATTTATTAGTATATTGAATTTCAATAGCTAATATTTTTTTATTTGGATCATATTGGCTAGATAATTCTTCAGTGTTTTTTATTACAATCTTTGATGAATCGTCTTCAAAAGTTGTATCACTTGTAGATTTTTCTTCAGTACTTGAATCCATAGAGTTGCTGCTCTCTAAAGTAACCATTGTAGAAGTATTAATAGTCGTTTTTTTAGGCACATCAGAGTTTGAATCGTTGTTACCACAAGCACCTAATGTGATACTAGAAAACAAGATTAATCCTAACCCAACTATTTTTTTCATATTTTCCTCCAAAAAATAAAATAATTTACTCCCACTTGAAGGCAGGTAGTGATAGTCGCCAATTTTAATTTAAAAATCTGTACACGTTTTCAGGTAGCCCATACAAATTTGTTAATTCCTCAACTTTTCTAGGGTATTGATCGTTGTCTTCTTTATAAAGAGAAACAATGAGATTAGCAGCAAAGCAATTCGCTTCGCTTTCTGATTTGCTTCTGGATGTTCGTGTGGATACATAATAGCTAGATAACCCACGATGAAAGATGGCGTGACCAAGTTCATGAGCACAAATATAAAATCTTTCCTCAGAATCCTTTAATTCATCATTCAGTAGGATGACAGCACGACCTAAAATCTCTTGGAATTGACCTTTAGGATCATCAATAAAAGGAACATATTCAATTTGAATGTCCATTTTTTCACAGATATAAAATGGATTAGCGGATTGATACTTCCGCTTTAGGTTCTCAACTAAATTGATAACATCCAATTCCATACCCAATCACTTCTCTTTGTCCTTGTCTTCTTTTTTGAATTTCCAAAACATGCCTGCTAAAACATCTCTGACTCTTTGAAGCTGTTCGGGTGTTAAAGTTTCGCCTCCATAAGCCATGTTAGCATTTGATTCAAGTAGTTTATCAAGTTCAATTATATCTTCTTTAGTCGCCCATTCTGGAGTTTTATGATTACTTAATAGATAGTCAGTACTAACGTTAAATAGATGAGCTAATTTAGTTAGTGCTTCTGAATTAGGTTCTGCACGACCTACTTCCCAACTTCCTATAGTTTGTTGGGACACGCTCATTTTTTTTGCTAGTTCTGCTTGGGTCCAGCCATGTTGCTTTCTTAACTCTTTGATTCGATCTTTTAACACAGCAAGTCCTCCTTTTAATAAAATTATATACTACAAAGCGTAGTCGGTACAACGAAATTTAGTTAATACAAAAAAAAGTAGTAATAATAGTTGACTTACTAAATTTTGTAGTATATTATAACTACATAAGGTAGTAAAAGAGAGGTGGAAATGTATGGAAAACAAAATGGGACAAATAAGATCTAGAAAAGGGATCTCTCAATCTCAACTAGCGTCTTTATTAAAAGTATCCCAAAAAACAATCAGTTCTTGGGAGGTAGGACGTACCTTGCCTAAGCCTTCCCAGATGCAACATCTAGAAGATATTTTTCATGTTCCTAAAGAAAAAATTTTTTTTATGGCTTTTAACTACAAAAATGAGTTAAAAACAAGGGGGACTTCCAAATGACACGACAAGAAAAAATAAACATCGTACTTGATGCTAGGCCTAGACTAGTCCACATCATCAAATGTGCAAATGATGATCAACTCGATCGTCTAGTTGAAGAAGTCCAAAAAGAGCTTGAACGTGAATTAGACGAAGCAGCTTTCGTTTGATTCTTTAAACTAATAGTATAAAAAAATTGCTCGTATTGATATACGGGCGAATAAGAATATGAGGTGTTTAAACTGTTAAAAAAATCAAGTGTTATTCGAGAATCGTTAGTCGAAGTAATTAATAAGAGTGGTGAGACCAAAAAGGAAATAGCAAGACAAATCAACGTCTCTCAACAGTCATTAAGCGATTGGACAACATTGCTTAATACGAAGCCCGTGACGTTGGAAAATGCTCAGGCGTTAACGGATCATTTTAGAGATTCAGATTTCACTCTTCAAGTGATTCATGAGTTCTTTGGTTTATTCAAATCAATTGATGGTGATGTTTATAGAAGAGACCCATCTTCATTAGACAAGTTGCAAATGATTGAATCAGATGAGCGGAAACAGAAGAAGCAAGAAGTAGAAAAAATTCTTCTTAAACAAGTAAATTACTTAACTGTTGATGATCGTCAACAAATCATTGCATATGCTTATGAATTTTTAGATGAAATCATGGTGGAAGTAACACTAATAAGTGCATTATGCGAAATACTTGGAATCGATATTCGCAAGCTTAGTGAGGAACGGCTGTCGTACTGGGTAGCACAAGGATATATGAAAGGATGATGGAAATGGAAACATTGGAAAATATTTTTCCAAAAAAAGTTGTCTTGAAGCGCAACAATAAAAGAAACATTGAAAAATTAACATACTCAGTTACTGAAGCGGCATTAGCTATAACAACAAATCCTCAAAATGTTAAAGATTTGATTGAGATGGGATACATCGGTTTTTTGAAACTCGGTGAAATTAGAATTCCTAAAACTGAAGTCGCTCGATTTTTAGAGAATCATATGAATGAAGATCTTGCTAGCGAAATTGCTAAATATAGAGAGGAGAGAAAGAAATGAAAACTGTATTTAAAATGACTGTCAAGAGCGCTTTGCTTATGAGTCTAGTAGCAATCGTACTGGCAAGTATTAATTCAGCATATGCACTTATTTATTGGGGAACCTTAGTAGCGGTTACTGCTGTAAGAGAAAGTTTCAAAATGCCAACACAAAAAAGACCGACCAGCGACGGCAATCGCTAATCGGCAACATAACAAAATAACTTAACTGTATTTTAGCATGAAAGGAAGGCTAAAACAATGAATGATTTTGGACAAGCACTGGATCAATATTTAACGACTCCTGAATGGGGCACGCCACATAAAGAGGAGGAAGACGATGAGTAAATCTACCTTAGAAATGAGCCGTCAAGAATGGCTTGAAGACCGCAAGAAAGGCATCGGAGGTTCTGATGTCGGAACGATTTTAGGATTGAATAAGTGGAAATCACCTTATCAACTCTGGCTAGAAAAAACAGGACAAGTCGTACTTGAAGAATCAGAAAATGAACCAGCTTATTGGGGCAATGTCTTAGAAGAAGTTGTTGCCAAAGAATTTCAAGAACGAACAGGCAAAAAAGTACGCAGAAGAAACCAAGTGTTTGAACATCCGTTACATCCATTTTTAAGAGCAAATATTGATCGTGACGTAGTAGGGGAAAACGCCATTCTTGAATGCAAAACAGCTAACCAATTTCTTGGTAAAGAGTGGGAAGGAGAAGAAGTCCCGCTTAGCTATCTCTGTCAGATTCAACATTATATGAATGTTTTGAACAAAGATTATTGTTATATCGCTGTGCTGATTGGCGGACAAAGATTCATTTGGAAGCGAATTGCGAGAGATCAAGAATTAATCGATACAATTACAGAACGCTTGGTTGAATTTTGGGAAACAAATGTAGTTGAAGGTATCGAGCCTGTAATTGACGGAAGTGAAGCGACTGCTGACTTCTTAAAAGAAAAATATGCAGATGTAGAAGAAAATCAAACAGCTCTACCATCACGTTTTGATGAACTTATCGAGCAAAAAAGAGAACTCAAGCGGACGAAAAAAGAAATTGAGTCAGCTATCCGTCAAGTAGACAACGAGATTATCAGCGAGCTAGGAAAACGTGAGGCAAGTATCGGCATTACACAAAGAAACATCATCAGATGGAAACTTGTTAGTACTAAACGCATGAACACGAAGAAACTAGCAGAGAAATATCCAGATATCGCAAGTGATGAAGAAATCTATAGCATTACTGAATCTAGAAGATTGACAGAAACGGAGATTAAATAATGGAAAGATGTCCCCGCCGTGGAAGCGAAGTTAGAGAAACATCTTGGAGTTATTGTACGATTTGTGGATTACCACTGAAGGAGGAAAAAAACAATGGCAACAAATGAATCGTTAAAAAACCAATTGGCAGAAAAGCCACAGAAACAAGTTGCACCAGGACAGTTAGGGCTTAAAGCTCTAATGAATACACCAACAATGAGAAAGAAATTCGAAGAAGTACTTCATGACAATGCTAATGCTTTTATGTCGAATGTTATGACTCTTGTATCTAATGACAGTTATCTTGCAGATAGTGAACCAATGTCTATCATGAGTGGTGCGTTAACTGCTGCAACATTAAATCTTGGGCTAGATAAGAATTTAGGTTATGCATATTTAGTTCCATTCAATAGTAAAAACAAGCAAACAGGAAAATGGGAAAAGAAAGCTCAATTCATGCTTGGCTATAAAGGATATATCCAATTAGCCCAACGATCAGGTAAATACAAAGCATTAAATGTGATCGAAGTTTACGAAGGAGAACTAAAAAGCTGGAACCGACTGACAGAAGAGTTTGAGTTTGATCCAAATGGTAGAACGTCTGATGAAATCATTGGATATGTTGGCTATTTCGAGTTACTGAATGGATTCAAAAAAACTGTCTATTGGACCAAACAAGAAATCGAAGCTCATCGGATTGCTAACAATAAAGATCGCGATAAGACAAAGTTAAGTGGTGTGTGGGCATCTGATTACAATGCAATGGCACGAAAAACTGTTTTGAGAAATCTTCTTTCTAAATGGGGAATCTTGTCCATCGAAATGCAAGAAGCCACCACATCGGATGAGAGAGTCCAAAGGGTTCAAGAAGACGGCAGCATTATTGCTGAAACAGAAGTTGAAGAAGATATTCCTGAAAGAAAAGAAGCAGAGGTTATATCTGAAGAAAATGAAGATGTACAAACTGGATTATTTGATGCATCTAATCCGCCGTTAAACAAATAATGAGGGAGTTTTCTCCCTCAAATTACTAGAACGAAAGGAGGGACTCAATTGGATTACATCGGACAGCTTAATGCTTTTGACAATTGGCTTGAATATAACGAGCTTGGCGCTGGTCCCCAACTGCTTTGGTATAAGCTAATGGCTATAGCAAACAAAAGTGGATGGCAGAGCGAATTATCGATTGCCAATACAAGACTACAAGCAATGACTAAAACGTCTGAAAAAACATTGATTAACAATCGTAATCAATTGATCCAAAACGGACTCCTTCAATATAAAAAGAGAGGTCGTACAAAAGCTGGAGTTTATATTCTTTCTGATCTAACTGGAAATTTTACAGTAAAAACTACAGTAGATAATACGGTAGAAAACTCCGCTACTGGAAATATTCCAGTAGATAGTAAAGTAAATCCGAAAGTAAATAGGGAAGTAAATCCTTCAGTAGATTCTACAGTAATTCCTTCAGCTTATATAAACAATACAAAACAAAACAAGACAAATAAAGAAGATGATATAGGCGTGTATGAGTTCATCCAAAAAAACTGGGGGAAAGCACCTACTGGACTTTTGCAAGGAGCATTAGGACCGATGATTAAAACTTGGGGAGCAGATATGATTCTCTTTGCTTTTAAATTAGCTTTCGAAAACAACGTTGAGATGCCAGGATTGAAAAAATATGTTGAAGCGATATTAAATTCATGGAGTAATCAAGGAATTAAGACAATGGAATCAGCAGAAAAAGCTCAAGAAGCTTTTAAGAACAAGAAAAAACAAAACTATCTTCCTAAACGTCAAAACAATGTACGGCGTGAAAAGTTGCCTGATTGGGTCAACAAACCTCAAGAAGAAAAGGCACTAGATCCTGATAAAAAAGCAGAATTAGAAGCCCGCTTTGCTGCTTATCAGGCTAAGAAGGAGGCGCTTCTTGAGAATGAATAAATATCGTAATCGAAAAACTATCCATCGAGGTATCAAGTTCGATTCTATCGCAGAAGCAGAGTACTACGATCTAGCCTTATGGCAAGCTGAAGCGAACGGCTGGAAAGTAAAACTTCAGGAAAGATTTGAGCTGATGCCAAAATTTGAACTAGATGGAAAGAAGTATCGCAAGATCGAGTATATTCCTGACTTTACATTTTATAAAAACGGCAAGCTTGTCAAAGTCGTAGATGTTAAAGGGATGCAGACAAAAGACTTTAAGATCAAGGCGAAATTGTTTTGTCATCAATATCAAGTGCCGTTGATTTTAGCTAAAAAATATCGGAATACGTTCAAGGAAGAGCGTTTTTAACGAGGTGGTCCATCATGACAACAGAAGAAGTGATTCAAATGCGAATTCGAAGCATTCAACGTGAAATTGACGATCTGGAACGGACAAAGGCAGTGATGGTCAATGAAACGGCGAGGAAGGTAATCGATTTGCACATAGAGAATTTAAGAAGGGAAATCCATCGATTGGAGGAATGAGCGTGGATAAGAAAGCGGCTTGGCGAAAATTAATGTTGCTGATTCAAGATGAGAACTGGCAAGAAGATGAAGCAATGGTTGCTGAAGTTCAGCGTCTAGAAAAGATTGCTAACGGACGTATACGAAAAAAGCCTGATAAGCGGAAACTTCGCAAAGGAAAAATCATCGTTGTTTTGTATGAAGGTAACATTTTGATGCAAGGAACGGCAAGAGAGTTGTCTGCAGAAACTGGATATACGAGCGGAACTATTCGGACATATGCGTGGCGGAATCACGTTGATAAAAAAGGACACGAATATAAGTATGTGGAGGAATTAGAATGAACAACAGACGTCGCAGAGTAACAAAACTAAAGAAGCAGGAACTGAATGTGCTAAAGGCAAAGTCTGAAAAAGAATACGGAGTTTCTGTAGAAGAAGCATATAAAGTGGCAAGTCAGTGTTTTGCAGATGCAAGTGACGCTATTCGAAAGTTTGGAATTTCAATATTAAATGATGATTGTAAATGGGAGGAAGAAGAATGAAACTAAAAGACGGATTTTACGCTAGTAGTCATGGTATCGGCGGTTTATTGCTAGATATGCCGACTAAGAACCCTAAAACACGCAAGAAATCAAAATTCAAAGTCGGTGACATGGTCCGCTGTGAAGCAGAAGAGTTCATCTATCCGTTTCGTGGATATGTAGAACATGTTTATAATCACTCAGCGATCATTCGTATTGAAAACACGATGGAATGTGATAAGTGGTTAGCGAAAAGTAAAGAGAATTTAGCTGTGGCTCGATTGGTGGATATGGAGGTAATTAACTAATGATCACAAACGTTATTAGTATCACAGCAATAGTTATTCTACTTTTGACGGTTGTTTCCTTGAATAACGAAGCAACTAATTTCAAAAAAGAAAACAATAAACTAAAAAGCATGCTGAAAGACACGAAGTATGCTGAAATTGTCGGTTTATTATCTGATGACAAATAAAACAGCAAGCCATTATTAGCTCGCTGCTCGTGACAAATATAATTTGCCCCTGCCAAGGTAAGTCTATTATATCACAGGAGGCAGCTATGGAGTTAAAAGGAATTGAGTTAAGTGACATCGAAAAAATGCAAGGAGATCATTGTGCAATCATCATTTCAAACGGGCAAATGAAAAGTGTAAAGCTTCCTCCGTTTGGAACAATAGTCATAGAATCCCATTGCAATAAAGTCAAGCAAGTTAAAGAAGAAGTGAAACAATTATTTTAAATATCGTCCTACCAGAAAACTGGCGGACACAAGTTGACAAGAACTTTCTTGTTGATTTGTGTCCGCTTTTTTGTTTGCAAAATTATTGAGGAGGCTATCTATATGAATGATTTAATTCAGGAATACAAGAATGACTTGAAAATGTTGAAAAAGCAACATCAAAAAATCTTAAATAAACGATATCGCACACCTGTCAAAGAACATGGGAGAGTGATACATAAATTAATTGATGATCGTTCTCCTCAAGATATAGCAGATCAAAAAGTAATAGCACAAGCTATCTCTACTACAGAGTACGCTTTATTCTGGTTAGAAACAGGCAGAGAGAAGCCTTTCGATGATGAGCAAGCCAAGAAGATACCAAAGCATAGAAGAGCCGTTAAACTGGCAGATATAGACATTATGAGCTATCAAGTTTATTTACAGGAAGTAGAAAAGCCAGCAGAAGAGACGATTTCTCCGAAGAAAAAAGAGATGTTGCTCCAAGTGACGGAGATAGAATCTTTGCTTTCTAATAAAGAACTGACATTATTTCATTTAATTAATAAAGATTTATGTACTTATGGAGAAGCAGCAGAACAAATGAATCTAGCTGTGGGTACTGTTAAATCTATGTCACAGCGAATTAAAAATAAGATCGACAATTATTTTGAATATGGTCATCAAATCAATCTATTTGAAATTTGCTAAAACTTGTAAACCATTCCCACCTATAAGTGAAGACAATTAATAGATTAGACACTCACAAGTTTATTCATTCTTTTATTCTGAATAATTGTTCTTCAAAAATAAAATGTAGGGGAGGAAATCTCCCTCATCGTTTTAAATTAAGCTTCGATAGACAGCAACGGAAATATTAAGAATAAGGATGTGAATTTCAACTCCTCCTGATTGTTCTTATTATCTATCATCCGTTGCTGTCTATTATTGGCTATTGACGGGAACGTAAGTTCGAGGTATATTATTATCATAATCCTTATGATTATATCTGCTAGAAAAAAGAAGTTTAGAAAGCGATTGTTTTCTTAACTTCTTTTTGATTTAATTAATATAGCAGAATATTAATTATAGAGGAGAATTTTAATGGGATATTACATTTTTAAAATAAATCTACAACATTCTATTTTACGCAAATATTCTAATGATTATGAATATCTTTTAGAGAATGAGATACCAAAAGCTCTTGGATCAGTATTGTCTGTCGAGAAATTAAAAGAATTAGATTTCTATAAATTAAGTTCAGAAGGGGATCTTAACGCTCTTTTTTATAGCAATTTTAATGAATTAGACATAAAGACACAAGAGTTAATAAAAGCATACAAAATGGTCTTAAATAATTATAAAGAAAATCGACAAATACTTTATTCAAAAGAATTCTTGGAATTAAATGAGGAATGTATGCAAAAAAGAAATTTTATACAAAAAAAATTTCCAGAGTTGACTAGGGCTTTTGAAGTAGTTTCAGATAGAACAATAGAAAAAAATTATCAAATTGAATTAGTCAGTCAGGTTGGTACAGGAATACAACACATAAAAAAGTTTTTGAAAATGAAATATTATTTAGATCATTATGATAATAATTCCATAATAAATCCTTTGAATTTAACAGCATATTACAGTTTTACTAAAGAACAATTATTTATTGAAACGGATAGCAAAGAAGAGGCACAAATGTATATAAATAATTTGCAAAAAATATTGAATACTAGTAACGTATCTAGAGAAGTGATTGGTTTTGTAAATATCAACCCAGTGTATGAAAAAATTAAGGTTGAAAATAATATTAATAAAATTAGCTATACAGTAGTTTACCCTAACGGTAAAGCTTCTGGAGATAGGCATAGAGCGTTGCTCGAACTATCTAATGCGAAAGAACAAACCAGTATATTTGTGGCCGAGGATGATGGTTCTTTAAAAATGGATGATATACTCGAAGAATTGAATTCTCAAGCTCAGCAAGGTTATCTTAAGAAAGTTGAAAGTCCAAATATCGTTTCGATTATTAAATTTGTTGAAAATATTTTTGAAAGAAAGGAGTGAAAGAATATTGAAGAAACTCAAACAAAATTTTAATGATGATACTAGACTATTATCGTTATTTATAAAGGGGCGCAGAAGGTTATTACCAAAGTATCTTTGGATAATTTGGTTTCTTATTACCTTCACTCTTCTAGTTTTGAGTGTAAATGCAAAATACATTAATTTGAGTTATTTTTCTATCTCAACATATCTTTCAATCTCTATTTCGGGATTATCTTTTACTTTTGCATTATTCAATATATCAAAAGGGACTTTCGATCGAAGAGAACTAAAGCATTTGGATGAATATGAAGGAGAAGGAATAAGAAAAGGTCAACTGTTAGCAGAATATCTGGCCCCTTTTACGTTTACAGCAATAATACTTTTATTAACTTCTGTTGGGGCGCTTATTGGTCCTTTTCTTACTTTAGAAATCACTCAGCTGCAGTCTTCTTGTATAAAAATCGGATATTTATCTCTTTTATTATTGGGGATTTTTAGTTTATTTAATTTGACATGTATGGCTGTTGAGGATGTATATTTATTGTCTAAGAGACCTAAAAATGAAAAATAAAGGGATTCCTCTATTCTTAACTCTTGATTATGGCAGAATGCTAAACATAATATGGAAGGTGCGAGATTACAATGGGGGTACAAAAGGATTATTCTGAAATAAAGAAACAACTTAAAATTTATCTAGAAAAAATAATATAAAAAATGTCGATCTTACGAACAACGGAATTATTATAAAAAATACTAATGATGGAAGTATTAAAGTATTTGTATACAACAATAGCCTAAAAGCGAATATCGAGAAAATTGAAAAAAATATGTAAAGAAAAAGACCACTCACTGAGTGGTCTTTTTCTTTACATAAAGGAGACAAGTTGATGAGAAACTACTGGTATGTATCGCTAACAAATAAATACCCGCATCCAAACGCAGATGATCCAATCAGAGTGGTTCAGTCAGTCCAGATCAAAAAGAAATACTCCATCATTGAAATGACCAGAGAAGCAACACCGAAAGAGATTGATAAATGCAAACTTCTTTATTGCGGTCATGGTTTCTATTCAGATAAACACATACAGGAAAATCTTTCAAAGTATATTTAAGTACAATCAAGAAACTGAGAGGTGGTGAGAATGGTTGAACTAAAAAATAATAAACAAGAACAATTTGCAAAAGAATATCTAATTGATCTTAATGCAACGCAAGCGGCCATTCGAGCCGGATATTCCAGCAAAACTGCATATTCTCAAGGACAACGGTTGTTGAAAAATGTTGAAATTCAAACTCGTATTTCTGAATTAATGAATGAAAGAAGTCGTAGAACAGAAATAACTGCTGATCGTGTGATCCAAGAAATAGCTAAAATTGCTTTTTCGGACATCGGAGAATATATGACTTGGGATCAAGATGGAAATATAACCATGCTTTCAAGTGATAATTTAGATACGAGTGTAATTCAAGCTATAAAAAGTAATCGAACTTTACGACCGATTGGCGATGGAGAAGAAGTTATAGATTCATCTTTAGAAGTGAAGTTTCATCCTAAACTTAAAGCTCTTGAGTTGCTTTATAATCACGTTAATGGTTCAGACAAACTATCTAAGGCTCAGGTTAGAAAGGCAATTGCTGAAGCAAAAATAATTGAAAATAAAGCAGATAAGTTAACTGCTGGAGGAAAAGTCAATAATCTGCTTCAAGCTCTCTTAGATGTTAAATCTGGAGGTGATGGAAGTAATGGAACTGAAGTTTAGCCCGAAACAGATTAGTAATATTAATCAAGTGGTTCAAGGGATTACTTTTGAATTGAATGAAGGAACACCTCGTAGTGGGAAGACAACTTCCGATATTTTTAAAATGGCTGATTTTTATTTGAGATCCCCTGATCAAAACCATCTTGTAACTGCTTATAACCAGGAACAAGCTTATAGAATGTTTATGGATGGAGATGGATTAGGCTTGGTTCATATATTTGATGGTTGTTCCGATATACGACACGATGAACATGGTGATCATCTGTTGTTATATGCTCCAAACGGTGAAAAGAAAATTTATTATAAAGGCGGAGGGAAGATAAACTCTGTTGGGGCTATCACGGGTATGTCTTTAGGAACGGTGACATTTCTCGAATTTAATCTATTGCACAAAGACTTTATCAATGAATGCTTTAGACGGACATTTGCCGCTGAATGGCGTTACCACTTAGGAGAACAGAACCCACCAGCGCCAAACCATCCTAATATTGAATTGCTTGAACGTTTTGAGAAGTCAGGACGTTTTTTATTTCGTCATTGGACACCGAACGACAATCCAATTTTAAGTGAGGAGCGAAAGAAAGAACTTTTTGATGAGCTTTCTAGTAGTGAATATCTTCTAGAACGTGACTGGTACGGACATCGAGTATTACCGCAAGGTGTTATCTATGCTATGTTTGGCAAGAACAACAAAGCTACCGAGATAAAGGGGAATATAATTGAAACTTTTTTTACTGCAGATGGTGGGCAAGCTGATGCTACGACTTGTGCTTTTTGGGTGGTTACTCATCACGAAGGAAAGTTTTATTTGTATCGTTTAGCTAACTACTATCATAGCGGAACTGAGACTGGAGAAACCAAGGCGATGTCTATATACGCTAAAGAAATCAAAAAGTTTGTCGAGTGGTGCTATACAAAATGGAAACATCTTCCTCGATGGAACTGGTTCTTTGTCGATCCAGCATGTAAAACACTAAGAACAGAACTGGATTTAATTGGTATTGAGACTGATAAAGCTGATAATAATAGTTCTGACAAAGTTTCGAGTAATGGATTGAAAATCGAAGTCGGCATTGAACGTCTCCAAAATACGATGACTAGTGGACAATTCATCATCTTGGAAAACGGCGAAGAATATGATCACTACAATTTTGAAAAAGAAATATCTATGTACGTAAGAAATGACAATGGATTACCGATTGATAAATATAATCACGCTCTCGATGAAGCGAGATATGGAAACAATTATTTCTACAAAACTTACATCGCCTAGAAAAGAGGTGACGAATGTTCGATAAATTAAAAGCTTTGTTTAGGATTGGAGGTGCAAAAATAGGAATGGTTGAAACGTTGAATAGTATCACAGATCATCCAAAGATTGCTATGAGTGATAGCGAATTAAGTCGAATAAGGAACAATAAAGAAATTTATAGAAACGTTTATGGGGACATAGAATATATCAATAGTGATGGTTATAGGCAGACGCGTCCTTTTCACTCGTTGAACGTATCCAAAGTAGTGTCCAGAAAGTTATCTAAGCTAGTATTCAACGATGGATGCAACATCAGTTTGGATGATGAAAAAGCTGATGAATTTTTGCAGTTGGTATTTGCTGACAATAAATTCAGGAAAAACTTCGGAGAAGAGCTAGAGGCTGGTTATGCCATTGGCGGTTTAGCTTTGAGGCCTTACGTGGATACCAATTCAGGTAAAATCAAAATTTCGTTTTGTCGAGCTGATACATTTTTCCCTCTACAATCCAATACCAATGATATTTCAGAAGCAGCCATCGCTACTGTAACTCAGCAAGCCGAGGGACAAAAGACAATCTATTATACTTTGCTAGAATTTCATGAATGGGTTGACGGAAAGTACCGCATCAGAAACGAATTGTACCGATCTGAAGAACAAAAGCAAGTTGGTGTGAGGATTCCTCTCAACTCTTTAGAAAAGTATAAAAATCTGCAGGAGGAGACGATCTTAGATGGTTTTAGTCGTCCTCTTTTTGTGTATATAAAGCTAGCGGGTAAAAATAATATTAATTTAGATAGCCCACTAAGTTTGGGTGTGATCGACAACGCTAAGCGACAATTGGCAGATATCAATGAAAAATACGATGAGTTTATGTGGGAAATAGAAGAAGCTAGAAGAAAAATTTTAGCATCTGATCACTTTTTCAGAGTTAAATATGACAGCAATGGAAAACCAGTGAAGCGGTTTGACAGTAAAACATCTGTTTTTCAACGGCTTAAATCTGATGAACTTTTTATTGATGAATTCGCTCCATCATTGCGATCAACTGAATTTATAGCAAGTATCAATTTCATTTTGCGAATTATTGAGCTCCAGACAGGCTTTTCTAGCGGAACATTTAGTTTTGATGGCCAGTCTGTTAAAACAGCGACAGAGATAATTAGTGAAAACTCTGAAACTTTTTCTACTCGGTCAGATAATGTTCTTATTGTAGAAGAAGCGTTGAAAGAATTAATCACTACGATTTTTGAACTGGCTGCGGCGTACAAATTATTTAATCCTGTTAAAGAGTTAGGAATAAATATCGACTTCGACGATGGGGTTTTCCAATCGCAAGATGCAAAAGCTGATTACTATTCTAAACTAGTAACAGCGGGCTTAACATCTAAGCTAAATGCTATTCAAAAATTGACTGGGGCTACAGAAAAAGAAGCTAAGAGAATAGTGTACGAGATCAGAACTGAGAATCTGGAAATGGATTATCCAGAACAAGATGAATCAGCAGTGCAACAAACTATTGAAAATGGAAATGATATTCCAGGGTTTACCAATACTATCTTAGATACTATCAATACTCCTAAGGAAGCTGCAAAAGCTGGAACTACTGTGTCACAAGTCTCTCTGAATGGGGCTCAAATAACATCTCTTGTAGCAATTGTTCAGAATGTAGCAAGAGGGGAACTACCTTATGACTCTGCTTTAGCCATGATAATTTCAGCTTTTCCGTTTGATGAAAGTAAAGCAAAAGAGATACTTGGCAATGCTGGCAAAGGATTTACTATTGAAGGTGATGAATAAAATTAATTTAGGAGGGATGAAATGATCACTCCATATCAGTTAGATTTATGGTCTTCTAATATGGCTCATCTGTATCAATCGTTAGAAGGTGAATTAATACGTATTATAATCAAACGATTAAATAGCGGGCACGATAATATTTTAGATTGGCAAAGAGAAAAACTGCAACAGTTGCATCTATTTAATAAAGAAACTGCAAAAGTGATTTCTCAAATAACAGGAATTGCTGAATCTGAAATTGAAAGTATGTTTGATAGCTCAGGAGAAAAGATAATCAGAGACTTAGACAAACAACTACCTTACGATCCTAAGCCTTTGCCATCGAGCCTAGACAATGTCATGAAAGCTTATCATGATCAAGTATGGTCTGACATAAACAATTATGTGAATCAAACGTTATTATCTACCAATTTTGGTTACGGAACAGCTACCACTCAAATGTACACAGAAATAATTAACAAAACGACTGCTGCATTTAACAGCGGTCTTTTTACATTCGATGAAGCACTAGAAAGAACGATTCAAGGATGGGCTCAAAAAGGTATTAAGTCTACTTTTATTGATAAGGGAGGGCATACATGGAGCCTAGAACGGTATGTTAGAACAGTTTTAAAGTCTACCCTATCAAATACCTATGACACATTAAGAAAAGACCGCATGAGCGAGTATAGTGTCCACACAGTGCTAGTCACAAGCCATATGGGAGCAAGGCAAGCATGTTCAAAGATTCAAGGTCATGTGGTTGACTTACGACCCATGTCTGAATTACCTCCCAATTGGAAATATAGAAGTATTTACGATCCATATTGGCAAGCAGAATATGAAACTGCAGGCGGGCACCGAGGTGTAAATTGTCAACATATGCATATCCCATTTATTCCTAGTGTCAATACAAATAATCAACCTAAATTCAACGAAAAAGAAAATAAAAAGGTTGCGGAGTTAACTAAGAAGCAACGCTACCTAGAACGTCAGATTGTGAAATATAAAAAGAATAGAATGGTCTCAGAAGCTCTCAGACAAGACGAAAACGCAAAAGAGTGGGCGAAGAGAATTAGAGCCGCACAAAGTCGATTGCGTACTCTAGTTGATTCTAATGAGTATTTGAGTAGAAATTACGTAAGAGAGAAGGTATACACACCTATTAATACCTTACTGAAAGATTTTCACTATGATGATTTTTAAGTCTAATCAACGATTAGGCTTTTTTATTTTGCTTAGACCTGCTCGGAAGTCTCTAAAAGACGGCTCACAGTGGGAGTTGCCACTCTAAAAACACTTAGGAGGAAAAGAAAATGAAAAAAGAAGATCTTATCGCTTTAGGAATTGACGAAGAAATTGCTAAATCAGTTATGGCTTTACATGGGAAAACTGTTACGCAGTTAAATGCTCAAGTAGCTACTGCAGAACAAGAACGTGATCAGTTCAAAGAACAGCTTAACTCTAACCAAACAGAACTAGATGTACTTAAAGAAGCTGCAAAAGGTAACGAGGGACTGACTCAACAACTTGCAGATTTACAAAGTAAATTTGATGCTGCCAAATCTGATTCTGAAACAAAACTTGCAGAGCAGCAGAAAGATTTCGCTATCAAGTTAGCTTTAAAAGAAGCGAATGCGCTTGATGAAGAAATTGTGCTTGGTCAACTAGATAAAGACACTATTAAAGTTGTCGACGGTAAATTACAAGGTTTTGAAGAACAATTAAAAGGAATTCAAGAAAGTAAATCATTCTTATTTCAAGAAGCAAAAGACCCTGAACCAACTCCGCCGACACCAACGATTGTTACCCCTGGAAATCCTGCTGGTTCTACAGCGGGTGGTAAAAGTATTGTACAAAAAATTCAAGAAAGATTAGGTGAATAAATATGGCTTTAGTATTAGACTCAAAAGATTTAGCAACCATTGACAAAGAATTTAGAGCTGATTCCCAAGTGTGGGATGTCTTAACACAAGGTGCAAAAAGTATCACTGCAGCTGACTTTGTCGGAGCAAACGAAGTACGTATCAACAAAATGTCAGGATTCGTGGATGCAACACAATACAAACGCAATGGAGAAAATGCACGCAATCAAATTAGTATTGAAAAAGAGACAATCAAGCTTACTCATGAAGACTGGTTCGGTTATGATGTAGATCAATTAGATCAGTCCGAAAGCGCAGCGTTGACTATTAATAATATTGTCACAGAACATAAACGACTAATTACAGTTCCTCATCGTGATAAAGTTGCTGTTCAAGTAATGTATGACAATGCAGGTAAAAAAGTGAACGAAACTTTAACGGAAGACAATATTCTAGCTGCATATGATGCCGCTGAAGAATATATGACTGACAATGAAGTACCTGGTGGCTACGTAATGTTTGTATCAGCAGCTACTTATCGTTTATTAAAAAATGCCAAAGGTGTTAGCAAAACATTCACGACAAACCAAATGTCTATTAATGGAATTGACAGAACAGTAGCTCAGATTGATGGCGGTGTTCCTATTCTAAAAGTAGCGAAAGATCGTTTTTCCGGAATAACTATTGAAGATACACTTAACTTCATTATCGTTCCGCTAACTGCAGTGGCACCTATTGTTAAGTTTGGTACAGTCGACACAGTGCCGGCATCACAAGATCGAAGCGGCTATCGAGATACGATTAAAGGTTTAGATTACTATGATGCTATCGTATTCGATAACGCTAAAAAAGCCATCTATGTTTCTTACGTCCCAAAAGCGTAGCCCCTTCAAGTGTTACGTTGAACAAAACAACACTAACGCTTGAAGTAGGGGCAATTGAAACATTAACGGCAACTGTTTTGCCTGAAAATGCAGCTGATAAATCTGTTCAGTTTTCTTCTAGCAATACAGCAATTGCTACTGTAACTCCTGTACAAGGAAAAGTCACAGGTGTTGCCAAAGGAACAGCTACAATTACTGCGACAACAGTAAATGGTAAAACAGCGACATGCGAAGTTACTGTAACAGAAGCAGGAGGAGGGGCATAGTTCCCTCTTCTTTTAATAAGGAGGGATATTATATGCATTATATTGAATTTGAAGAATTCAAAGATCTTACTGGGAAAACAGATGACTTTAAAGCTGCTTTCGAAAAGCATTTGTCAAAAGCAACTGCTGTTCTAGATAGCATCACTAACTATTTTTATCAATTTAATAAAATTGAGGAAGATCCAATTGGTTTTCGTGTAAAACAATTTAAGCTAGCTTTATGTTCACAAATTATATATTTCGATGAAGTTGGAGCAGATACTTATGAAAGTATCAATAATACACCACAAAGCTTTTCTGCTGGTAGAACAAGTATCTCAAACTCTAGTAGATATAATCCTTCAGGAAAAAATGAGAGTAAATCACTTGTTGCCGAGGATATCTATATTTATTTAGAAGGAACGGGTTTGTTATATCGAGGTGTACTATCATGGTAATGCCTAAACCTCCAGTACAATTTCTAGTGGATTCTTTTATTTATCGAGAATATTTAGGAGAAGGAGACTATAACCAACCTATTTATGGAGATTATGTAACTATCGAAAATTGTCGGATTGACCGAGGAAGTCAGTATTCTTTTTCACCAAGTGGCAAGCAGTTGCTCTATAGTGCAGTAATTTTTTGTTATAAGACTTTAACTACCCCTTTACCGAATTTTAAAGAACAATCATTAGTTATTTATGATGGTAAAGAACATGTCATCACTAAGATCGATACAATTATAGAAGCGTATTCAGATGCTATCTATTCATACGAATTAGAGGTGATTTGATGAGTATTAAAGTTAATCTTGATGGAGTTAGAGCTAAAGTCAGCCCACAGGCTATGAAGCGAGGAAGATACGCATTAGCCAACCAAGCAATGGCTGACATGAACTCATTTGTACCTAAAAAGAATAATATCCTTCGCCAAAGTGCGCATATCAAAAGTGACGGCAGCGCTATTCTGTATGAAACGAAATACGCAAGGAGACAGTTCTATCTAAATGGAAAAAAATATACTACTCCAGGAACAGGTCCAAGATGGGATCTTAAAGCAAAATCACTGTATATGCCTTCTTGGAAAAAAGCGTATCTGAAAGGAGCTGGTATCCAATAATGGATTTTATCGATCGGATAAAAGATAAGATTAATAGTATTCCAGAACTGCCGTTAAAAATGAAAAAAGGCTATCTTTCTGCAGACGAAAGCTTAGTAATTTACCCATTACCAGGCGGGCAAAATCTTGTGGAATACTATGACGGTATTAAAGATATACAACTAAATTTTGAAATTGCGATGAAGTCAAAAGATGGTCATAGAATTGAGCAAACGCTTTGGCTTATCTCTGATTCGTTAGAGCGTGTGTCAGACGTTGCTAGCTCTGATGGATCTTTTGAATTTAACAATTTAACTATAACGAGCAAACCTTTCATCAATGATGCTAATGAACAAGGTTGGTTCGTTTTTTTATTAGATTTTCAAACAAAATTAACCACATTTGAGGGGGAAAATAAATGAGACGCAAAAATGCCTTACAAAGCTATTTTATTCAATTAATTACAACTACTAATGCTGATACACCAAGCGAAGACGGTTGGTTGGAGTTAGCAAAGTGGATTTCCAACGTTGATGATAATTCGAACGAAGAATCTGAAACTACTGGCTACTATGATGGGAACGGCGAAGGGGAGACAGACGTTACTTCTCATCAGTTAGGTTATTCATTTACAGGCTTATACGATGAAGATGATGCTGCGATGGCGGCTATTGAGGGCATGATTGGAAAATCAGGAGATGCTCGGAAAGTGTGGTTCAAAGTAGTGTCTGCATCTGGTAAAAAACAACGTATTGGTAAAGCAACAGTAACAGAGCCAGTTGCTCAGGTCGGCGATGCTACTGCATACGGTGATTTCTCATGCGGTATCGCATTTGATAGCACACCAGAAGCAGAAGATGTTCCTGTTACACACTAATGCACCCCAGAACGTAACTGGGGTTTTGAATGTTGATGGGTCAGTTTCTCTTTCTTGGGATGCAGTGCCCAAAGCAAAATCTTATATTCCACACTATACCGATGCAAATCAAACAGATCCGCACGACGCCAACAAAATGGGATATACGGAAACAAATTCTTGGACGTTATCAGCAGCAGATATGCCACATCTAGAAGCTGGCGATGAAATCCGTTTCTACATCCAAACTTACAACGAGGTTGGCCAAGGGGCTAATGATATCGAGAAAGCACGCTATCTGCAAGATGGTGAATTCTTAGGTTCTGCTTGGTCCAGACCAGTAGTATTAATCAAAAAATAAGTCGAGCTGTCCGTCTGGGCAGCTTTTTTAGGAGGATAACATGACTAACAAATTATCATTTCAAATAGAGAAAAAAGGTTTTCCTATCAATATTGGAGAAGTAGAGTTCTTTTTCGGTACTACTCCAGAAGAACTGACACGTTTTTTTGATACTCAAGCTGAATTTGAGGAACAGGTTAAGGAACTCAAACAACAACTTAAACAAATCAAGAATATCGAACAACCAGAAAAGGAAGATGCTATTAAGATTATTGATCTAACAAAAAGTTTAGCTAAAGCAGAATATGATTCGTTGCTTGGTAAAGGATCATTTGAAAAAATTTATTCTGTTTATCGTGATGTTGAGCAATTAATAGACTTGTTTGATCCGATTTCTTTTGAAGTTGCGGAAGCAATTGAAAAAGAAGCTTTGAAACGTAAAGATACTCTTTCTAAGAAGAAAGCTGATTTATTGAAAAAGAAAGCATTGAAAAATAAGAAAAAGAAGTAGGTGATTAAATGCGGTTAAATGACCCGTTAGTCACTTCGATAGAGTTTGATGGTAAAGAATTACCTATCGATTTAACATTTGATAATGTACTAGATGTTTTTGATATTTTGGAAGATAGTGATTTGTTTCCAGAAGAAAAAGTGAATATGTGTTTAGAACTGTTGATTGGTGACTTTGAAAAATTTTTTCAAGGCTCGTCTGAACAACAGTTTTTGTTATTTAACCACATTTTAGAAAATTATATTTCTGTAGGAAATAGCGATGGTGTTGAAACTGATCGTTTAGGCAATCCTATGCCTAATGCAGTTAAAGAAAAAAAGACCATCAGCCTAGTTCATGATGCTAAATACATCTATGCATCGTTCAGACAAATTGGCATCAATCTATTTGAAGAGCAGGGACGGATGATGTGGGAGGAATTCCAAGCATTGCTTGAGAGTTTGCCAGACGACACCATTCTTGCTCGAATCATCCAGATTAGGACATGGGAACCGAGCAAAGGAGAATCAGCTAAAGAAAAAGAACGCATGAGAAAGCTACAACAAAAATATGCATTACCTGATTCGGAGGTAGGTGAAGACGATGGCTGATGGAAGAGTAGAGATAGAAGTTGATGTGGATGGCAAAGGCGTTACCATACTTAACAAGGGTCTTGATCAGTTAGAAGGTAAGAGTAATAAAGCAGGAGCCTCAATTAAAAATTTGGTTGTTTCCTTAGGCCTCGTTAAAGTTGCGGCGGCTGCTTTTAATGTTTTAAAGAATTCGCTAGATTCCGCAATTAGCCGTTTCGATACTATGCAAAAATTCCCTAAAGTAATGAAAGCTTTAGGTTTTAGTGCAGAGGACTCTCAGAGATCCATTAACAAATTATCCGATGGAATTGATGGTTTGCCAACTAAATTAGATGATGTTGTAGCAAGTACACAACAAATGACAGCAATCACTGGAGATTTAGATAGATCCACGGACACTGTTTTAGCATTAAACAATGCATTTCTTGCGTCTGGCGCTTCAACAGAAGATGCCAGTCGAGGTATGCAACAGTATAACCAGATGCTTTCGACTGGGCAAGTCGACTTAGAGAGCTGGAAAACTTTACAAGAAACCATGCCCCTTGCTTTGCAAAAAACAGCTGAAGCAATGGGATTTGTCGGGAAATCAGCTCAAAGAGATCTCTATAATGCGCTTAAAGAAGGAACAGTAACATTTGATCAATTCCAAGATAAACTGATTGAGCTAGGAACTGGAACAGGAATGTTGGCAACCTTGGCAAAGGAGAATTCGCTAGGGATCGCTACTTCTTTCGGAAATCTAAGTAATGCTGTTTCTAAAGGTGTAGCTAATCTTATTACTAAGTTTGATGAACTGGTGCAAAAACTTACTGGTAAAACGATTGCTCAAAATATTGATAGTATGAAATCTATTATTAATAAATCATTTGAAGAAATGTCAAAAGTAATGGACATATTGATAGATAATACTGATGATATGATTTCTGCTTTTAAAGGCCTATTAGACATTGTGGAATTGTTAGCTCCAGCTTTTATTGCAGCCACTGGAGCGTATGTAGGCTTCAAAACAGCATTAGCTCTAGGTACATTAATAAGTTTTGTAGGAAAAATCTATGGAGTGATAACGGCCCTAGGTAGTATGGTCAGCATGTTTGGAGTATCTGGAACAGCTTACGCATTGTTATCTGCTATTATTCCAGCTGGTCTGACGGTATTTCAACTACTTTCAGGTGTTATAGGAGCAGCAGTTGCAGCTTTCATCTATTTTTATAAAACAAGTGAAACGTTTCGAAATGGCATAAATAAAACTATTGAAGTTGTAAAATCTGGACTGATTAAGTCATTTGAATATCTAAAAGGAGTCTTTATTTCTATATTACCTACACTTCAAAAAGTAGCTGATACAGTAGGAAACTATCTTGTTAAAGGATTTCAAAAAGTTGTCGAAGTTGGATCAGCAATTGCTTCAGTAGCGGTACCAGCTTTTTTTAATTTTGTTGATGCAGTAAAAAGAATTGTTTCTTCTGGCATAGAAAGATTTGGCTCTACTCTTTCGCAAATAGGCTCTGTATTGTCAGGGATTTTTTCTTCTGGTATAGAATTGGCAGGTAATCTGCTGGAAAAATTCGGAGGAGCTTTTGGTAAAGTCGGCGGAGTAGTTTCTCTAGTTATCGGCATTTTGACTAAAGTAGCAATAGCAGCACTAGGGCTTACTGGTCCATTCGGATTAGCAGTTTCTTTAATTATTTCATTTATATCTGCGTGGGCTAAAACTGGCGATTTTAGTGCAGATGGAATCACAAAAGTGTTTGATCAATTAAGTGAAACAATTAGTAATGTGGCAGATTCTATCTCTCAATATCTCCCGCAAATTATCGAAAGTATTACTTCTGTGATTACAAGTATTGTCGACAAAATAGTTGAAATGTTACCGCAACTAACAGAGATAGCTATACAGCTTATTCAAACATTGACGGATGCAATTGTTACTTATTTGCCTAAATTGATTGAAATAGCCACGAAAATAATAACTACTATTGTACAAGGCATTTCATTAGCTCTTCCCGCACTGCTGTTGGCTGCAACAGAGATAATTACAAAACTCATTTCTGCTTTTGCTGAGCTTCTACCAAAAATTATTGAAGTTGGCACAAATTTGTTAACTATGCTTATTCAAGGGATCGTAGCAGCACTACCTACGATAATTGAAGTTGTCATTCAGATTATTAATACACTGATTGATGGGTTCTTAACAGTACTACCTATGCTTTTAGAAGTTGGATTACAAATCATCACTTCTCTCGTGAATGCGATAATAACTGCATTGCCTCAACTTGTTGAAGCATCTACCGTTATCGTTACTACTTTGCTAACAACAATTATTGAAGCTTTACCGACATTAATTTCTGCAGGAATACAAATGTTAATGGCGCTTATCGGAGGCATAATTTCTATTCTTCCGTTGTTAATAAATGCTGCTATCCAAATCACAATGGCTTTGATTAGTGCATTAATCAGTGCACTTCCGCAAATTATTGCTGCTGGCATTCAGCTGTTATTAGCATTAATACAAGGAATAATCTCGATATTACCACAGTTGGTTGCAGCGGCAATTCAAATCACTATTGCTCTAGTTAATGCGTTGATTAGTGCTTTGCCTCAATTGATATCAGCGGGTATTAAATTGATTGTTGCGTTGGTAGATGGAGTAATCTCAGTACTTCCTCAATTAGTATCAGCTGCTATTCAATTAATGGCTGCTTTGTTCAAAGCTTTAGTAAGTGCTATACCACAACTTTTATCAGCTGGTGTCCAATTGATCAACGCACTTATTAGAGGAATCTTGAGCTTATTGGGACAATTATTATCAGCTGGAGCGAGATTAATTACTGGATTATTGAGTACTATAGCTCAGTTTCTTGGACAAATGGTGAATGCTGGAGCCAATTTAATTAGAAACTTAGTTTCTGGGATTCTTAGTGTGATAGGGTCAGTAACCAGTGCAGTATCTAATATCGGAAACTCTATAATAGATACTTTGAGTGGGATTGATTTATTTGAAATTGGTTCAAACATCATACAAGGATTAATTAACGGTATCGGTTCAATGGTTGGAGCAGTTGCTTCTAAAATTTCTGAAGTAGCTGGAAACATTAAAGACAAAATAACTGGCGCGCTTGGAATTCATTCTCCATCACGTTGGATGAGAGATTACGTTGGTAAGTTTATCCCTCAAGGAATAGCTGTAGGTATCGAAGAAGATGCGAAATCTGCATATTCAGCAATGAATAAACTTTCTAATGGTTTGATGAATTCTATCACGCCAGAATCAGCTCTTGGCACTTCAAGGATGGGGATGGCATCTGTTGGATCACAGATAGTTAATAATACCTACAACAATCAGAAGCAATTTGATGTTGAAAAGCTTGCACAAGTAATTGCAAAACAACCAGTACGGGTCTCAAGTTATTTAGATGGAACTTTAGTAGGGGATAATATGGATCAACGTTTTGGAAAAGTATTGAATCGTAGATCGTACATGAGAGGAGAATAGGTTAATGAATGAGAAAACTCGTGTATATCTTGAATTTTCTGATGAAGTTGTCGAATTGACAAATAATTCTTATCTGAGATTGATTGACATTAATATAGGTATGCCAGTGGCAAAAAATGAGTTTGTGGAATTTTCTGGCACGAATGGAAAGCGTCTTTCGAACAGCTCGTTTGACGCTTTTCCTATTACTCTCTCATTTGACATTCGAAGTAGAGAGCAATCGATGTTTGACTTAGTTTTACAAAAGACGGAACTCCGCGAATTGTTTACTAGAGAACCGGAATTTTATCTAATTTACAGCAAAGAGCCAGGTAAAAAATATCGAGTAGTTTATGATTCTATTGACGATGAAAGAAAATGCGTAATTTACACAAGATATACTGTAAATCTGGAAGCTATCAGAGGATATTCTGAATCCATCGCAACTACTTTAACGGATTTCAATCTAGAGGAAGAATGGCAGTTCTCGCAAGGTCTAGTGGCGGAAGATTACAAGTATACGCATCAGACTAGTCACTTCATTATTTACAATGCTGGAAGCTTTGAAATTGATCCACGTGAACATTATCTGCGGATCGTATTAGAAGGAGAATCAGAAGGAAATGTGACGATTTTCAACAAGACCACAGGCGATCGTTTTATTTATTATCCTTCTCTCTCAACTAATTTAGGGCAGACGTTAGTTTTGGATGGTGTATACCCAAAATTGAATGGTGTAAGTTGTGGTATTGATACAAACCACGGACTAATCACTTTAGCTGAAGGAGTAAATGAAATCGAAATTCAAAATATTACTAGAGTGAAATCTTCTTGGGATTTCCGTTTCTTGTATAAGTAGGTGATACTTTGAAAAACATATTAATACGTAATTATGAAGAAACAAAAGAGGAAATCCTTATTAACTACGATAAGGGTTCTTTTTACGAAAATTGGCAACAAAATGAAACGTGGGAGATTGGCTTTACCATTACCGACAATTCGTTGAATCAAGAAGTATTTGATTTAGTCGAATACGAGTCTTCTGTTTTCTACAACGGACAGGAATTTGTGATCAAAGAAATGACTCGCAAAGCACTTGGACAATTGCTGACGAAACAAGTAGTTGCGACACATATCTATTACACCGTTCAAGATGGTTATCAGTACAACACAGTGACAGGTGCGAAATCTATTAGCCAGTTACTCACGCATGTATTTAGTGCAGGGAGTCGCGGCTTTACATGGGAAGTCATTGATCCAAACAAAAAATTCCTTACCGTTGAACAAGAAAATTTCGGTAACGCGAATTACTTGAAGCTGATCAATGAGATTCTATCTGACTATAATGCAGTCGTGATTCCGAATAATAAACATCTAACTTTCTATCCTGCCAGTGAGTACGGCCAGCAGACGGAAGAACAGATTCGCTATAAATACAATACAGATGAAGTGTCGTTTGATATTGATACGTATTCCTTGAAGACGCAGATCAAAGGCTATGGAAAATTGAAGGATGGTGCAAATACTGAGAATCCTAAAGATAGTGACTATATATTTACTCCCATCACTTATACAAGCCCTGAATCACAGAAGTGGGGAATCAGGATACAAGATCCTGTTAAAGACGAACGGTATACCGTATCAGGGAACATGCTCGAGCGGTTAAAGACAGACTTGCAAGACTATCCAAGTATTTCGGGATCCGTAACCTTGAAATGGAAAATCAGTCCCAACAAAGGCGATCACGTCCCATTCATTTATGAACCTTTGAATATTAATACGTACATTCAAGTGGTAGGAATCAAGACGTATCCAGCGATACCAAATAAGCCACCAGAAATCACATTGAGCAACACAAAGAAAACAATGACATCGATACTCGCTGAAATGGCACAGAAAGGAGTGATTTGATGGGGTTATTAAAATTAATCAGTAACCGTATCTCTACGGAATGGAAAGAGAAATTTAATAAAAACATTGACTACCTTAATGATCTTGAAAAGAAACTATCTGATCAAGACAAATCAACGAATAGTCGTATTGATAATCTCGTGCTTCATTCAGGCGGAGATTCTCCTAATGAGGTAGTGGATGCACGTGTAAATAATAAGGGAGAAATCTTTCCTACGTTACACGGCAGATTGGTAGAACATGAAAACCTGACAGATGAACAAATTAGCGAATTAATTACAAATGCCGCTAGTCAGAAATCACAAGTAGAGCAATTAAACAAAGCAGTCCAACAAATCATTGGAGGGTATAACGAACCCATCAGTATTTATGTTTCAAAGGATGGAAACGACCAGACTGGAGATGGATCCCAAGAGAAACCATTTCTCACGATTCAAACTGCAGTCAATTCAGTTCCGCTAATTACAACATCATCTGTCACCATATGGATTAGCGATGGGGTGTATTTGGAAGATGTATATGTCAATGGATTAACATTTAGAACATTTGTCATACGTCCTTTAAATGATACCAGCACATTAGACCCACAAGTGTCTGATTGTCCAGTAAAAGTTAGAAGTATTATGTTCGCAACATGTACTGGCTATTGTCAAATCGTTGGAATGCAGATCGTTGACACTGCAAATTCTCCACTTTTTCAAGGAAGACAGTATGGAATTGTCAATGAACAGAGTGGCTATATGGCTATTAGTCAGTGTAAATTTGCGGAGAATACTAAATCCTTGGCATATAACGCTGTATACGTAGGTGGGACTTCTAAGATGAATATGTATGGTTCAACAACATTCATTAATCAAGACATAGCTGTGCAAGTTCGTCTGCTATCAGAGTTTAGTGTGGGCGACTTGAAGGGTTCAGGCAATAGCATTGGGGTGTACGTTGATGCAGCAACTGCTAGATATGCCAAGCCAGCTGCAGGATTTGCAACAACTGAAAATAAAATTATCGGCAGAGGTTTGATTATCAACAATGGGCAGGTGTTAAGCTGATGGTTTATAAAATGAATGAATCGATCATTGTGATTCAAGCAGAAGCAATCAATCCAATTCAGACGAAGGTCGTTTTTTGGTCGCATGATCGGGGAACAGCTAAGCTTCGAATGAAGTTAGTTCAGAAAGACGGCATTCCTCAGAGCCTACCAGAAGGAACTACGGTTCCTATTCGTCTGACATTTAGATCTGCAACGGCAGAAGGTGGATATGGAAAACATGACTATCTTGCCACCATTGAAGATCGTGTGAATGGTATTGTATCTATCGTATTAGAAGAGAATATTTTAGGATATCAAGGAAGAGTAGATGGAAGTATCTATATTGATTTCCCAGACGACCGCTCGTTAGATACAGCTGGTCGTTTTACTTTTTACATCAAACGCAGTCCAATCGATGATAGTACACCAGAACTAGAAGATTATTATTTCAATGGTTTCAGTCAGACCATTGATAAAATTGAAAAAATTCTAGCTGATGGAAAGCAAGAGATTGATCAGAAAATTGCGGAATCCGAAACGCAAATTGATGCGAAAGTAAAAGACACAAACGACAAAATTACGAAAGCCAATCAAGATGTCGCAACTCTCAATACTAATATTGATAAAGCAAATGATCGTATTGATCAAACCAATCAGCAAATCGGTGATCTCGGCAAGCTGAAAAAGATGTACAGTAACAGCATCGACTTCGGGGGCTATGATTATAGTGGGAATCCGAATTTAATGCCATATATTACAGACCCTTGGGTTGGGTCTTTGTTAGTTAATGGAGATACAGTTAAAGATAGTGTTAAAAGGGTTATAACTCATACTAAAACTATAACAGCCAATGCCGGCGACATATTATCTCTTGGTTTAGGTATTCCACGCACAGCGGAAGCTAATAATCAGTATCTTATAACTGCTTTACAGCCATCTACACCGTACACATTAACTGTTACTATGAGTGTTGGTTCAGATTGGACTGGGAAGACCAATACTATAGGGGCTAGGGTTAGATATTTAAATACATCTGGTGGAACAGAAACGCCCATTAATGTATTACTACCAGAAAATGTAGAACGCGATAAAATGATCACTCATACATTTACTGGGACAACAAAAGCTGATTTAACTGGTATGAAAAATTGTTATGTTCAAATATTCTCAGTTAACAGTGAAGACAAAGGAACGGTTAGTGTCAGCTATGACGTTAAGTTAGAAATTGGTACAATAGCTACGCCATACCAACCTAATCTACTCAATGCTCCATATTATTTGAGTAAAAAAACACTAGGTAAAAATTTACTTGATCCAACTGGCATTACAAGTAGCTCATATTTACTTCTAACTAAAACACCAAGCGAAAAGTTACTTAAAGACCAGACCTATACTATTACACTTAAAGGAACTAAACCGGCAACACAGACATTCCGTTGTTTTGTACAATATGAAACTAATGGTTCTACTGTGAATCTTCTTGATATGAAACCAGTTGAAGGTCTTGTTGATGAGTGGCAATTGACATTTAAAGCAACTAGAAGCGCTTCTGATATAACTGGCAGACTATATGTTTATCAAGTGCCAAATACAAGTTTAGGTCAATGTAAAGTAGAATGGATAAAATTAGAAAAAGGCGACACACGAACCCCAAATATTAGTGAATATAAATACTTTGGTGAAGGATTGAAAGACAGTAACAATCCGAACGACTACAGCTGGGACATCACGCCTGAATATACTGAAAAAGGCTTGAATGATTCGGTAAGCTTAACCGAACCACAATCTGTAGATGGAACTAAGAACTTTTTAGAAACCCCTCTAGTTAATGGGAAAAATGTACTGGTAGAAGAAAAGCCGTTGCCTTATGAAGCGTGGCATTCAACAGGAACTGAACAAACTGGTATTCCTAATAAAGCTCGGTTGATTATTGGACCAGTAGCAACCACCATTGGAGCAAAATTGAATCGATCCATGAAAGAGAATCCGTTGACTTGGAATTCTGGAAATTGGCAAGCCACAGCTAATCGAGACTGTACTTTGTTGGTAGAAGGGCTAGTTAGATATCAGTTTGGCGGATCAACAGCTGGCCAGTATGGTTATATTACTTTTTATAAAGACGATGCTCAAACTAGTTCTATTGGTTTCGCAGGTGGTGTTGGTATAAATGGAACTGCATTGCAATGGAAGCATGGGCTTCACTTTAGTAGAATTTTCGCGTTGAAAAAAGGAGAGTACTTCAATATCACTTTTGAAACTCAGGATGGTAAGAAGTTAGATTTTTCTCAAATAAACACGCTGCACATTATGGAAATAGAATCTTAGATTAAAGGAGTGAAACGATTGAAAAACATTTGGAAATACGGACGTACTGGTGGAGAGTACGCAGGAAAAGTATTGGACGACATGCTTGTATCCGTTCCTTACACGGATCAGCCACCACTTGAAGGGGTACGTGCTGATGGCGAACCACTAACGATTGCTGATCAGATGTTTGATCCTAAACTGAACCAATGGATTGTTTTAGCGAACGCACTAGATCGCAACGATTTAAACAATCTCAAAGCGATGTATGAGTCGTTAGAAAATGAGAACGGCGATTTAAAACAGATCAACGCCAAACTCATGCTAAGCGATGTAGCAATTAAACAGGAAAATACTGCATTGAAAGAAAAAGCGGATAGTTTAGCACAAATCAATTCAAAAATGATGCTTGCTTCGTTCCAAAATAGCAAAGACATTTCAGAAATTAAAGAGCAACTAAATCCAGCTTCAAAGGGAGGTGAGTAGTATGTTTAGTTTTAGCGATATAAAAATGATGTATGATTGGGGCTGTTTTACTGACGATCAAGTTCGAATATTCGTTCCACTATGCATTACAGACGAAGAAGCAGATAAAATCATTAATAAAGATAAGAGCGCATCTTAAGTGATGCGTTTTTATTTAAGGTAAAGGAGTTGTCACATGATTAATTTAGGAGAATGGGGAACAATCGCAGGATCAATCACTGCGATTGTTTCTTTGATTTTATTAGTAATAAGACCAGTCACTGCATCTTTCTCGAAGATTACTGAAACTCTTTCAAAAGTAAGCCGCAATTTAGATTTGCTGACTAAAGATTTAGAATCGAGCAAATCAGATCGATTGATGATTCATGAAGAACTAAAGAAACACGATGAAAGATTAGATACACATACAGAAAAATTGGTGGAACACACGCAACAAATCAAAACTTTGTTTAGGGAGAGAAGAAAATGAATAATAAAACGTTCGAAGTACTAAAATGGTTCGCACTGGTAATTATTCCCGCACTAGCTACTTTCGCGGGGTTAGTTGGTAAAGCGCTCAATTGGCAGTACACAGATATCTGTGTTGTCATCATTACTGGTTTTGGCACGTTTTTAGGGAGTGTGTTGGGTGTATCAAATCGAACCTACAAAATGTTCTCGGCTGAAAGCGAAGAAGGAGGAAACAAATGAAAAAGAAAATTACTATTACTGCGATGAGCCTATTAACGGCTCTTTTTTTATTGCCAATTAATGGGTTCGCCTATACGATTAACAATGAATTTAATTTGGGCCTAAACGAAGGTAGCTCACAAGTAGCAAATAATCAGTACATTTTACTGCATGAAACAGCTAACGAAACAGCAACAGGGCGCAATGAAGCGCAGTATATGCAACGTTCATGGACTAGTGCTTACACTGCTTATATTGTGGGTGATGGCGGAATTGTTTACCAAGTTGGACAACCTGGTTATGTGCAGTATGGGGCTGGTTCGTATGCTAATGCCAACAGTCCTGTGCAGATTGAGTTACAACACACACATGATAAAGCAACGTTTGAGAAAAACTACAAGGCATACGTTGAATTGGCTAGAGATTCAGCAATAAAATATGGTATTCCATTAACATTAGACACTCCTTATAACCAACCAGGAATCAAATCGCATTTATGGGTAACACAAAATATCTGGGGCGATCATACAGATCCTTACGGTTATCTTTCTGAAATGGGCGTAAATAAAGAAAAATTAGCATATGATTTAGCTCATGGATTTACCGATGAAAATCCGACAACTTCAGATGATAAACCAGTCATTGATCCAACTAGAGCAGGTGCAGCAAATCCTACGCTGACAGATGGGACAAATTACGCCCACATTGATCAGTTTGGGGAAATCGAAAATGCGAACTTGCACGTCGCTGGTTGGCACATCGCTAACTATAAATACGAGTACATTTTTATCATGGACTATAATACTGGCAAAGAGTTAGCACGAGTAAATGCTAATGGCGTTTCACGTCCAGATGTAAACCAATCTTATAGTACTTATGGAAACGTTGGTTATCATGTATCGTTCAACATGCGTAATTTTCCTAATAAGAAAGTCTATGTCATGATGCGGGCAACGAATGATCCAGAAGGGAACACTAAAGGCGGAGCACAAGATTTTCATGACAAGCGTTGGTATTTAAATATTCCGCGACGATAAAAAAATAGCCTCTCGATGAGGGGCAGTACTTGGAATCATATATAACATTTTTGTTACAAATTTAATGTTATGAATATCACAAAATGTTGTTTTAATATCATAAACGTTTAACTTGAACTTATGTTCCCTGTGTGTTAAAGTGATTTTATAATCCTCAAAGATTATATCTGCTAAGAAGCCCAGAGGCTATTGTCTTTAGGGCTTTCTTTTGGTTTAATTATGTTAGCAGATATTATTTTTTGAGAGAGGGAATATTTAATGAATATTGATGAGATTAGAAGATTCATGCGTGATCTAGATACTGCCAATACTGATAGTATAACAATGAAAGTGGTACAAAAAGTTGGTAATGGTATTGATATCTATACCCCGGAAATTATTGTAGGTATGCGAGAAAACTTAAAAAATTTCTTTTGTGAGAGTTTAGACAATAAATTTTTCGATTTAGAGCAAAGGGTTTATGATCCGAGTGTTGTAGTTGAAGGTACTTTACAAATCTCTGATTTAGCAACGGCTCATATAAATGATGTGTTAGCAGACCTGAGAAATAGCGATAACTATGTTGGAGATGTCAAAGATATAGATATTGAGCGTGTAAACTATTATGTTTTTGAATTTTCTAATAACGGGAGGAATTTGTTAATCTTTAGAAGATTTACTAAAATGAAAAAAATTAGAAATGGTTTATTGGGACATTTTGTAGATAACACCTTTAGAAAAATTGAAACAGATGATTTTTTTGGAATCGATAGAGATATAGATATAATGATTTTTGATAATCAAGCTTTGATAGTTAATAGGTTCGCATTGCAAACAATTTTTAAACTAAACGATTATTTTAACCAGCAAGCGCAAATAGCATTAAAAAAAATTTCTGATGTGCATGTCATAAGCAACTTTGATGAATTTTGTGAGGATTGTCTTAATGATAAACTTGCTGCAAGAAGAATGACTAAGATTTTGAATACACCTGGTAGATTAAGTGGTTTTTTTAATCATTTAGAACATTTACCAAAAGTTATTGAGCACTTCGATTTGGATATAATTTTTGAGAATAACCAAATTACTTATAATTTAAATAGGGATTCTAGGAACCATATATTAGGATGTATCTCCGATGGATATTATCAATCATTAATTCAACAAAGATATGGGGAGGAACTCTAGAAAAAGGAGATAGCAAAGTGAGAACGATACAGAAATTCCTTTTTTATATGTCTTCATTCATGCCTCTTTATTTGCTGTTATGTGTGCAAAATATTAAGGTATTTGATAAAAATAAGAAGTTTTCATCTGATATATTTTGTAGTCAATTTAACTTCTCCAATATTCCACAATCTATTTTTTGGTGGGGCTTAATAGTTTTTGTTTTTATTTCTCTTTTTGGATGTATATTGTTTTTTTTTATTTATACAAAAAAAGATGGTATTATTTCCAAATTAGAAGATGCTGAATTTGTTAGGGAAGATACGATGGGATATATTGTAACTTATATTGTTCCACTGATTACGATGGATATTTACAGTCCCAGAAGCTTGATCGTTAATTTTGTTTTATTTATAGTTATAGGAACTTTTTATGTTAAGAACGATCAAATATTTATGAACCCAGTATACAATCTTTTTAGTTACAATGTTTTTTCAACCGAAAAAGGCATTTATATTACTAAAATATCTAAACAAAAATTACGGTCTATATCTAAACATGGATTAGAGGTAAGAAAAGTAAATATTTTAGCAGATATTTATGTGTTAAAAGAGGCAGATAATAAACCAATAAGTCAGTTTTAACTATTGAATTGTTTATGTGAAAAATAGTAATAAAGGAACTTATTTTTTGTTATTTTTCCAAGTTCAATTATGGTGTTTTAAATTTACATATACCAAATATTTATTTTATTTCATTATTGGAGGATATATTGCTATATGTATTTTGTACCCTTAGCTCAGTTGGTTAGAGCAGACGGCTCATAACCGTCCGGTCGTAGGTTCGAGTCCTACAGGGTACATTAATGTAGCCAATTGAATTGTTCTGTGTTAGAATTTTTTGAAGAGTATTATACAAGCTAAAGCTTTTCTTCATTGCCACTCAAATGAGTGGCTTTTTTATGTATCCTTTTATGGATTAATGAAAGGATGTTTCACATAGTTATACTTCTGTATATTTGAAAAGTTTTAATTTGATTTTTAAATGGAAAGACATTTGGGTTAAATTGTGAGATAATAATAAAGAAGAGTTTAAAGCGTTCCCCAAAAACCACTCCCCCATAAGTGTGTTACGCTTTAAACTCTTTTATATTTGAAGCCATTAAAAAGCATACCATATTTTTGAAAAAAAGTGAGAAAAAAGGCTTATAATTGGAGTGATAGTTAATTAGTGACTTATTTTTGATTTTATAGCACTGATACTATAAAATATAGATATCATCATATTACACAATCTTAATACTAACTTAAAAAATATCTCCTTTCATAAGTATGGTGATAAAATCCGTTCCGGGCTACCTTTTTAGGTAGCCTACTTTAATCTTTGTATCTTTCTGGATCAACGAAAGTATACTTTATATAGTCATAACGCCGATGATCGCTACGTGCGTCTGGCACGTCAGTCACCACATCAAACAAAAAGTATACATCCTTCTTCATTCTCGTTTTCGCAGCAGGAATTTTGAAATAGTTCTTATTAGAATAGTAGAGATTGATTAATAAGCTATCTTCGATTGCTAAAAAGACTACTTCAGTATCCCAGACTTTATAAAAATCTTTGATAAATCTATTCGAAGGATCGAATTTAAACCATAATTGTGTCTTTCCTTCTATTAAAATATCTTGGTTATACGCATCTTCTTTGAAATTTAAGGTAATTGATATGTATCCCGACCAAATATTAGGGTTGTTAGAAATTAAAGATCCTAGTCCTAGTGATAATAAAATACCAGATAATTATACAGCGCAACAGTATATTGAAGATATTTACAATGTTAGATCTGAAATACAAAGAGTTCTAGATAGAATTGAAAATGAAATTGGTAAGATAATGATGTAAATGGAAAGATCGTGATAAAGTTTTTGTTACTATTTTTAATAATGCAGCAAAAAAATATTGCCACCATTTTGCCACCGATGACTGAGGTTTTCTCAGGTGTTTTGAAATGTCCTAAAGATAGAAGAGATTATTTAGTTCCTTTATAACCTTTAATACTAGAAGCTTAGAGACTATCTTAGATTAATAGAGAATAGTACAGTTAGATTATTGCGAAAAGAAGCCTTCATGGCCGTTCTGAAAATGGATGAGGAAGAAAGTAAGAAGTAGCAAGGAATTTAGGAGTTTCTTAGCTTCCAAAATTTGTGAAATTCAAAAATATTCGCCCTATGTTCGCCCAAGTTTTTACTTGGGCGAATTTTTTGCATTTTAAATCAAAGATCTTTTCAGACGTTGGGCGAAAATATCAACAGCTTCATTTTTCATTTTTTTGGTTACATGTGCGTAAGCATCCATAGTAGTAACTAATCTAGAATTACCAACTCGAGCCTGGATTTCTTTTGGGTTTGCCACCGGATTGTTACCGGTGGCTTTTTTTGGTAAAATTCAAGAATTTTTTCTTAAATTCTCCATGATATCTATCGTTTCAGTTTTTATCTTATTTGTCACATGAGAATAGGTGTACATCTAATAATGCCTTGGATACCTTGGAATCAGTGGATGAGTTGGAAACAACTTTGGATTAATCAAAAGAATCCATGTATAAACTGAGTTATGCCGTTTAAGTTAGCGCAGAATCCCTAGCTATTTAAAAAATGGTTTGGCTAAGATCTCTCAAAAAGAGTATTTATTCAAATAACTTTTTAGAAAAATAATTAGGCTAGAAACAAAAGAAGCCAGCTACAAGAGCTGGAAAAGTTAATTTTTTGTATTCAGATAAATTAATATACAAATAAAAAATACTATCGAAAACACTAACCCAACTAAATAATTGGATAAAAAAAGGGGATCAGAATCTGAATCATCCCAAATCTTGATCATGAAATAGATAAATGGGAGGAATGAGACGACCAATAAACAATCTTTTTTACGCCATATTTTCAAACAACTTAGAACAATAATTTTATATGCACAAGTAACCCAGAATAAGATTTTACTAATAAATAACAAAGTTATATCCTCTTTATTTTTTCTCTTTCCCAATATATTTATTTTATCACTATTTATTTATTATGAGAAAGAAATGAGACTAAGGGGAGAAGTCACAACAAAGTTTCTGAAGAAGAAATATAAAATGGCAAATCGGCGTGTTGTTAATGCGAGTGAGGCTATTCGTAAGTTTGGATTTCTATATTAGATAATGATCGTCAATGGGAGGGAACGGAATAAAAATAAAAGACGGATTTTACGATAGTAGTCATGGTATTGATGGTTAAATACTAGATATGCCGATAAAGTACCCTAATTAATTCGGATTGAAAGAATGATGAAATGCGATAGACAGCAACGGTTGAAAAATAGTAAGAACAATTAGGAAGAGTTGAAATTCACATCCTTGTTTTTACTATTTCCGTTGCTGTCTATCAATTTATAAACATCAAAGTTATGTTTACTTAAAATATATCAATTGCTTATTG